AAGAAGAACAGCCTACTCCGGCATCCACTCCCGAAACAAAAGCAGAAAGTGGGGTGGGGGAGAACGACCCTACTGTACCCAATGGAAAGTTCAGACGTAATATCACGATGAGCGAAGAGATGCTTTGGCGAGTGAATTACATCAAGGAACGGAAGAACAAGACCCGGGCGAAAGGGGACAAGATTGTCACCATCGACCAACTGATGTTCGAAATGGTACAGTTTGCTTTGGATGAGAAATTTAGCAGCACCAAGAAGAAGTTTCTCGAATCGAAGGAGAATGAGGAGGATTTTCTGTAAAGTTTTAGGCGCGGATTACGCGGATTACACGGATAAGTTATAATAGTAAATAATATGAAAATTATTACATAATATTTTTATAATTGAATAATTATTCTTTATTTTGCAACATGAAAAGTGCAAGAGTATTGAAGATATTGCACATATCACGCCAAACATTAGTGAAATATGTGCAGAATAAAGATATTCGGGTAGTAGAGTTACCAAACGGCTTCTATGATTACAACGATGACGATGTTTACCGCAAGGCTGGTCTTGCAAATGAGAGATTGAATGTCACTTACGCAAGAGTATCAACGGCCAAGCAGAGAACAGACCTCGCAAATCAAGAGCAGACGCTGATTAGTTACTGCAACAAGAATGGAATAAAGGTCAACAAGTCCTATAAGGATATTGCAAGCGGTATGAACTTCGACCGTAAGCAATTCAAATTACTACTTGATGACATTCTTAGTTATAAAGTTGGTAAGCTCTACATAACATATAAAGATAGGCTTTCGAGAATATCTTTCGATATGTTTCAGAGACTGTTTGCTGAGTTTGGATGCGAGATAGTTGTGATTAACGATTCGGAGGATAAATCCGACGAGACCGAAATCTTTGAAGAGATAATTTCTATGCTGCACTGCTTCGCTATGAAGATGTACAGCAAGAGAAGAAAACGCAAGTTAGAAATAGTACAAGAAGACTTAAAAAATGAGATTAGTCTATAAGTTCTACATTCGTCACACAGACCAGATAGACAAGTTGTTGCGCATATCGAACAACCTGTATAATCAGGCTCTCTATCTATTCCGTCAGCATCTCGATGCTGATGGAGTTTGGACGTGGTATAACGACATGGACAAACTCATTAAGGACGTTACCAACCTTGAAGGCGAATGTAATTACAAGTTACTGAAGTCTCAGTGTTCACAGCAGATACTCCGTGTTCTGGATAAGAATATAAAGGCATACTGCAAGAGCATCAAGGATTGGAAGAAGCACCAAGAGAAATACAAAGGAATGCCACAGATGCCGCATTATCGCAAGCGCGGTGGTATGTTTAACTTGTACTATACCAATCAGTCATGCAGTATCAAGGATGGACGCATAAAACTTGCAAAGGACTTGTTCGTGGATATTCCTCAATGGGAGAAATACAGCAGTCGCATTGCCAAGTTTAATCAGGTACGTTTGCTTCCCAATGACCATAATGTCAAGGTTGAGATTGTCTATGACTACGACGTACAGCACGCAGATGTTGACGCGAACAAATGTGCAGCCATCGACCTTGGACTTGACAATCTCGCTACGATGGTGACTGATGAAGGGTGTGTTATCTTTAGCGGCAAATATCTCAAATCATATAATCAATACTTTAACAAGACACTTTCTCACTTGCAGTCCATTAAAGACAAGCAAGGCATAAAGCGAAGCACAAGAAGAATCATTCGTATGTACGACAAGCGAGACCGCTACTTTGAGGATGCTTTCCAAAAGGTCAGCCGCCAGATTGTTGACATGCTTGTAGAGAAAAAGATAGGTAGGCTAATTGTAGGCTGCAATGCCGGATGGAAACAAGAGTCTGACATGGGCAAGAGGAACAACCAGAAGTTTGTTCAAATGCCTTTTGCGAGATTAGCCTCCTATCTAAGGTACAAGTGCGAAATGGTTGGTATCGACTTCGTGGAACATGAAGAAAGCTACACAAGTAAATGTGATGCACTTGCTCTTGAACCAATCGGCAAGCATGAACAATACCTTGGAAGAAGAACTAAGAGAGGGCTCTTCCGCTCTTCTACAGGTAAACTTGTCAATGCCGACCAGAATGGAGCATTGAACATCATGCGAAAAGTAGTTGGCGATTCCTACGTCAGCAGGATAGTCAATAGTGGGCACTCGTTATGTCCCGTAAGGTACAGCAATCCGTTTGTTCGGGTTGTGTGACTTATGCAAAAAGTAGAATAGATTTTAATCACTTTAATACTTTTAATAACGTGGAACTTAATAGCTGTCCCTTGCATAAAGGTTTTATATTCAAGAAATCCGATAAAGCATTTGAGAAATGAAATTCCGCCAAGCAAAGAAAATCATTGAAGGAAAATCTAACCTTGTAAAAAGGTTCAGAGAGCTACGGCCTCCATACACCAATGAAAGAGGCCGCACCGTTTGTCCGTCATGGCACGACATCGGCATTGTACGCCGGGCCATGAGGGTGTATTTAAGACATGTGAAACGTAAGAAAAAGAAAAACTATGTTACGCAAAACAATTGAAACTACCCTCACCGAACTACGGTTGAGGGTGAAACTGCTCGATTCTGGTCGTGAAGTTGAAGTGACACGCCCTGCTCATTACGACAACCCATTCGGCTTTGCTTCGCAAATGTGGCTGTTCGATGATCAGGGCAATCCATACCATGAAGATGAAGTCGAATTTATTAAAATATTAAATTAGTTTGTAATTACAACACTTGCACTCCTCCCATGGATGTGGGAAGAAACGCATAGGAAGTGAAATCTTTACTTAAATAAAAATGAAATTATGAACAATATCCAACTACTTTATATAGACCTGTTTTGCGGAGCCGGTGGGACTTCTACAGGTGTAGAGAAAGCATGCTATGATGGAGACAAATGCGCGAAAGTGATAGCTTGTGTAAACCATGATGCGAACGCAATTGCGTCACATGCTGCCAATCATCCTGAAGCTCTGCATTTCACCGAAGACATCCGCACATTGGAACTGACTCCATTGCTGGAACATTTGGAGAAAAAGCGTGCAGAATATCCTGGTGTGCCTGTTGTGTTGTGGGCAAGTTTGGAATGTACCAATTTCAGTAAAGCAAAAGGCGGACAACCTCGTGATGCGGACAGCCGCACACTGGCAGAACACCTGTTCAGATACATAGAAGCCATCCGACCCGATTATATACAGATTGAGAATGTGGAAGAATTTATGTGCTGGGGAGATATGGACGAGAACGGCAAACCTATCAGTAAAGACCGCGGAAGAAGTTATGTGAGATGGGTTAATCGTGTGCGCTCCTACGGTTACAACTTCGACTACCGCATTCTTGATGCTGCTGACTATGGGGCTTACTCACACCGGCGTAGGTATTTTGGCATTTTCGCATACGGCTCTCTCCCTATCTGTTTCCCTCGTCAGACACATGCGCGAAAACCAAGTGCTGCAAATGGAAGCTCTGTGTTGTTTTCCGAAGATTCCTTCTCCCAATGGAACGCTGTGGGTGATGTGCTTGACCTTGAGGATGTGGGTAAAAGTATCTTCACTCGCAAAAAGCCTTTGGTGGAAGCAACAGTTCAACGCATCTATGCAGGTCTTGTCAAATTTGTAGCAGGGGGCAAGGACGCTTTTCTTGTCAAATGGAACTCCATGAACCAGAACGGACACTACCAGGCTCCGGGTATTGACGAACCGTGTCCTACCGTAGCGACACAGAACCGTTTGGGCGTGGCACGTGTGCAATTCCTGTCCAAACAGTTCAGCGGACATCCCGACAGCAAGAATATTCCTCTTGATGCTCCATCGGGTGCCATTACCTGTCGCGACCATCATGCATTTATAACTGCCTATTACGGAAACGGTGGATGCCATTCTATTGACGAACCGGCACCAACTATCACTACGCACGACCGTCTGGCTTTTGTGGATCTCCAGTATGGGAATGGAACCCCGGCAAGCCTTTGCGAACCGTGTCCTACCATTACAACTAACCCCAAGCAAAATCTTGTCACGGCCATTCCTCTCAAACCGTGGGTGATGAATCCTCAGTTTTCGTCATCCGGAGGCTCTATTGACAAGCCTTGCTTTACTCTTATTGCACGCACTGACAAGCGTCCTCCTTATCTGATGACGCCGGTCGGGCAGGAATATACTTCTTTTGCATCCTTCTCTCCTTCGGATACCCCCACCATGCGTAAGATAAAGGAGTTTATGAAGCTGTACGGCATCGCTGATATCTATATGCGTATGTTCAAGATTTCTGAAATGAAACGCATCATGGGATTCCCTGAAGACTACATCCTTGTAGGAACCCAGTCAGAACAGAAAAAATTCATAGGCAATGCCGTAGAAGTGAATATGGCCCGTGTACTCTGTGAAGCAATTGTAAGTAAACTGGTGGAAACGAAAAAGAGTGTCGCATAATCAAATAGCTTACAATATGGAAAAAGATAAAATGACCCCGGAAGAACTTCTGAATAAATGGTGCGACAACCATTGCGAGTGGTGGTGCGGAAACCCATGCATCCATCGAAGTGATTGCGAAGTGTACCTCCTTTACTTGAAAGCTAAAAAGAATGAATTATGACAAAAGAACTTATTGAATTTGAAAAACAAGCGGCCATTGCTGCTATGCAAGCGTTGATCGGCAAAGGTGAAGACGCAGTAGAAAGGAAGGCTATGGAGTATGCTACATCCCTGGTTGAAGAATACAAGCATTACCATCCGACTGTGAATGATGGTGATTTTGTGGAATTTGCTATAGCAGGCGAAAAAGGAAGGTGTATCGCGATTATGAAAGAGGACGATGTGGCACACGCTTACGTCTGGATAGTCGATGATGAAGTCCAGTTGATAACGCCTTGTATTGGTTTGAAGGAAGACTATGAACGATACTCGTATTTTTCACCGGCAAAGGAACCTGACAGAAAGATTATACTCAATGCTTTGGAAGAAAAAGGTCTGTGCTGGGATGCCCAAAGTAAAAGAATCGCGTTGATTGATGAATGATTAGCAATTTAAACTCATAACTCTTAAAAACAATGACTCTCAACGATTACCAACAGCAGGCCATGACTACCTGCATGGAAAGTAGCCAAAACTTCAGCTACATGTTTTTGAATCTCGTGGGCGAAGTGGGCGAGTTCGCCAGTAAAATCGCCAAAGCTATCCGAAAGAATGAAGCGGACATCGTCTGCAACGGACTGTTCCAAAGGTCTAAGGATAACGAAGACCTCCAGAAAGAAGCCGGTGACATCCTGTGGCAACTATCCGGGTTGTGCTCCGTCATGGGGTGGAACCTCGAAGACATTGCCCGTCAAAATCTCGACAAGCTGGCCAGTCGCAAGCAACGCAATGTGATAGACGGAAGCGGTGACAATCGCTAATGCATCAGTGAGACTTGAATAGTAATGAATCTGTACGCCAAACCTCCCTGTTTGAGTAGTGTGGAGTACATGCCTCTTTACACACGAAGTGTAAGAGTGTTTACATACGCGATGTAAGAGTGTTTACACGCGGATGTAAACACCCTTACACTACGTATGTAACGGACCGAGAAGATTGTGTTGTTTCTCATGTTTTTCTCAATATGTTCACAATCAACGCATTAAGGTTTTTGGCGCAATTTGCCCGTTGCAATACAATGATGCGATACGAAATATCCGGCTGTAGTCACGGCAATTTTCAGCCGTTGCGAATATTTCTTACGTTTTCTTTTTTTTACGAAGCCCCCGCTCCATCCGACGGCGTTCCACTCGTGACAGATGGAGGGTAGGCATGTTCTGCAGAATCATTTCGCGTTGGTCATCGTCCATCATGGCTATTATCTCTTTTTTGCTCTTTCCGCCCAACAGGGCTGAAAGCATTTTCATCGGGTGTGTCATTTTTTTTAAAGTCTAAAGTCTAAGGTCAAAAGTCTAAGGCCATAGCTATCGCCATCGCCATCAGCCATAGCTCAATTGGATTCTTCACTCTTCACTCTTCACTTGCAACTCTTCACTGATCTTGTGCTTGCACTTGTGGCAGTCACACAGGAACATCTTCACATC